ATTTGATGGTTTTGGTGGTGCGCTTGTAGAGGGAGGTACATTTTTTGTTGCAATGACTGCAATAGGTACTGGTCTTGCAGTTTTTGGTGCTGGATCCGCTCTGGCTGGTCTTTCACAGTTTATACTGTCGGATGACTGGGCACAAAGAGTTGTTGATAATGTAACCACGCTACTAGGAATCAGTAAATTATTTGATGGTTTCGGTGATGCGCTCTCGAAAGGCGGTTCGTTCTTTGTTGCAATGACTGCAATAGGTACTGGTCTTGCAGTTTTTGGTGCTGGTTCTGCTGTAGCTGGTGTGTTGACAATGTTCCAAGATCCAAACTGGTCGCAGACTATTGTAGATAATGTGGCTACATTACTTTCAATATCGTCTCTTCCAGGAATAGGAATGGACACAGCAATCTTTACCGCCGTGATGACTGGAATAGGTGCTGGTCTTGTTGCCTTTGCTATTGGTAAAGCTGGAAATGCAACAGGAGATGCTATCAGTAAATTTACCGGGAACTTTGCAGACAATATTGTTAAAGACGTAAAAACACTACTTGGCATGTTAGATGATGATAATATCAACGTTGAACAATCTAATAAATTTGCAAAAGTGATGGCAAACTTAGGGTTAGGTTTAGGTGCGTTTGCTTTGGCAAAAGGAATGAATGCTTTAGCAGATATCGGTACAGCGATATCTGGGTTTTTAACTGGCCAAGGAAGTCCAATTAAACAACTACTAAATCTTGCAGGTAGCGTTGGGGATCTTGAACGTGTTGGTGGCGCCTTAGAAAAAATATCAACATCATTATCTAGTTTTGCAAATATTCGTATTAATACCGATGACATGGATTTAGAAAAATTAATTATGAAGTTAGGTAAAACTCTACCTAACTTAGAAGTTCTTGCAAATGGTGGAGAGTTAGATGGTTCTGGTTTTTTCAGAGATATTAAAATTAAAGGATTACTAAGCCCAGACCTTAAACTTGATGAGATGGTTGATGCAATTAATAAAGTAAATCAAGTATTGGGATTTCAACCACAAATGCAAGCTGCGGCGGTTAATGTTGGTTCAGTAGATGTGGCAGAATCACAGAGAGGAGTTGGAGTAACAAATAATATTCAAACAATTGCTCCTGTTACCAGTACTAATATTGCTCCTGTCAGCGGCGGCGGAAGTTCGTCTGGTATGTTTCCAAGAAGACAAGCACAAATTCGTGGACCACAATAAAAAAGGGGAGACTCAGCGAGCCTCCCCTCCAAAAGTATTGCACTTTTGTTAGTCTTCCTCAGCCAACTGTTTGAAAAAGTCTAGGCTGTCATCAGAGGACTCATCACTCCAAGACACTTCTTCTTCTTTTGCCTTGGGTGCAGGAGCTTGACGAGACACACTTGGTGCTTCCATAATATCATCCTCGTCAACCTCAGAAGCAGTAGAAGATACTGCTGTTGTTCCAAGAACACGGTTGAGTCGAGTTTGTAACTCAGCAAATGTCTTGAAGTTCTTTGGGTCCACAAACTCCTGGAGAGAGTATTGTGAAGACCAAATCTTTTCGAGTTCATCATCATCTTCAGAGAGAGCAGATACACTATCGAACTCAGACTTATCGTAGTTGCGATAACCTTCAACGTTACGAATCTTCATTTTGAAGTTAGCACCTTCCCAAAGATCAAAAGGATTGATTGGATCTTCATCTTCGAACTCAGGTGACATCATATCGTTAATCTTATCAAAGATTTTCTTGCCAAACTTATAGAGACGAACAGTACCGTCGTTCTCAGGATGAGCAGGATCTTTGACAACATAAATGTTAGCGATATAGTTTAATTTACGTTTCTGTTTACGAGCCTGTTCCTTACCAGCTTCGTCACCACGATTCCAAAGCATTGAGTTATACTCACCCACTGGATCTTTCTCGTTAAGAGTAGTGAGGGAGTTCTCAATGTACCAGCCACCTGGACCTTGAAAACCATGTGAGAATAGACGAACCCATGGAAGGTCTTCACCCTTTGGTGAAGGAAGAAAGCGAATTACGGCATAACCGTTACCAGCTTTATCGACTTCTGGTTGCCAGAACCGAGTATCAGCTCCACCACTTTGATTACCAGATTGAAGTTTATTTGTTTCTGCTACGATTTTATCATAAGCAGATTTAGAAGACCGCTTGAGGTCAGCAAAAGATGTAGTCATATTTTTATATTCCTTATATTCGATGTATGTTTTATATTTCGGTTTGTCCACAATAACTCATTACGATAACTTATTTATACTATACTTCTTGATTAATGTCAATAGTTTTTCTTCCTTTCATAATAATATTTCCTTCGTTAACTTTTTACACTTCTCAAAATCATATTGTACGAATGATTTATAATTTTGAATTAACTTCTTTTTCTCATCCCAGATAATATCATCAAGTTTAGCATCCCAATATCGAGTGAATCCAAGAATACTATCAAGAATGATTATTGTCTCAATTTTAATTTTATTTTGAAGAAGGAATCTCAACAAGATCGGATGATTGCCATCTTCTACCAATACAAGTTGATTGCATGATATATCATTTTCAGTACAATAATCACGCATCCAAGATAACTCATTACTATAATTATAGGTAATGGATTCTTTAGTCTTTCTCCAAGTCGCATAGTTATCTTCGCTTTCTTGAGACACTAGACTTCCAATCCAGTTGTCTCCATTAATAATAAAGTTACTGACAAAGAACTCAACCAGTTCATCTTTGCTATACTTCTTTTGGAGCTTTCGAAAGAAGAACTTATCTTTTCTTTTTAAAAACGATTCAATTTTAGCTTTGACCTTACCATTGTATTTGAAATAATCGTAGCTACTCGTGAAGTGTTGCTTCAGAGCAAGGTAAGTCTTATACGCATCGAATCCTTCATTTACATCATACATAATCATATCTAAGTTTGTTGACTATAAATGACATGTGCAGCTCTTCAATTGGAAGTTCGACACCGCTCACTTTCACCTTACGTTCATGCATAATGTAAATAACTCCCTACAATATATTTTGGGTCACGCACAGGTTTTAGACCAGCATGTGGGTGCGTCCACATAGGTGGGAAACACAATACACTCCCTTTTTTGCATGGAGATATTACCTGATCACCACCAATTGGATTTATCACTGTTTGACCAGCTTCATTGTCCACCAGATATGAAAAGAACACCAGAAACCGAACACAATTTTTATTTGTGTTAACATCCACATGGTTTCTAAACTCATCAGTATTATTTGGCATATAACGTTTTATTCTAGGAGATTCAAACCCATGTTTGTCTGGCCAGGAAGGTTTAATATCTTCCTTGTATTTTCCAACGCAAGCAAAAAGGTAATTTAATAATTCTCCAAATTCTCCTTGCCAACTTTTCATATGCTTACCCATGTCTATCTGGGTAAAATCATAATTTGTGTTTGATTGCACATCCCACTGATCTGAGCTCCTCTCAAATTTTTCAACAAGAGAATCACAAAAATCTGATGGAACAGCATCATCATATATTTTAATCAAGTTATCCATTTTAAAATTCCACTATTTTATCAAACATTTCTTGAATAATATATTTGCTATCATAATAAGAATATACTTCATATGATTTATTTCTATACTCATCTCTCAGGTCTTCATTCACATCATACATAATCATACTGGTAGACTGTTAATCTTTTCCTTCATCATGTTGAGTTTGCTTGCTTCGTAAGCAATGGTGTCTTTAATTTTAGAGTTGATCAGTTTTGCCGCCGTTTCAACCTCGATTTCATTTTTCTCGCAATACCATATGATTGCATCCATATATGATATTTTAAGTTCGTTTGATATTTCTTCAATTTTAATTGAAAACGATTTTGTATCGAGCATTATTTTTCCCATCTATAGAATATGTGATTGTCAATTTTTGTTGTACGTGTTTTCGTTGCTGCCCATGCTGGCTTAACATAGTCTGCATGATAGTGAGTTGCACCATCTGTAATATCTACTACAAACTGTGTCATAATGATATCTGCAAGTTTAGTAATTTCCATAAACGTATCAAAGTCTTTTACAGTATCAGATAAACCATCACAATACCAACTGAACTGGCAGCGGTGTTTAATTGGATATTCTTTTGTTTTATCTGCCCAAGAGACTCGTGTTGGACCTTCCATTACAACTTCGCATATTGTGTTTGGATATCGATGGTCATTCACACGATTGATTGTGACAAGAGCAACTGCCATTTGACCAGCAATAGATTGATTTCTTGCTTCATGATAGATATTCATGGCAAGACAAATCAACTCTGGATCTGGTTTTTCTTCTACTACAACAACAGGTTCCGGCTCGGGTTGCACTTCTTCGACAATCGGAACAGCCTCTTTATTCTCTGCCTTTGCTAAAATATGATTCGTACCAAAAGCAGCAACTCCGAACACAATCGGAACAACAAATAAGAGTGTTTTCATTCACTTTCCTTATCACTGTATAACTTATTATATAATAGAAATGTAAATATGTCAACCTTTATTTTGCGATTGCTGATAAAGGATTTGTTAGTGCTTTGTTAATCTTACTATCAACTTCTTTGCGGAACTCTCGAATCTCTTTATCCATTTCTCGTTGCGCTTGTTTTGTCTCTCGTTCAACTTGATTAATAACTTTGTCCATTTGACGGATATCGCTCTTGAGGTCATTCTTAATGTCACGAGTATAATCCGATGCTTCAACAACAGAGTTCTTAATTGTATTAACTTCTGTCTTTACGGATTCCATTTCCTTTGTCATAAGATCAATGCGTTTATCAAACCCAGACAGGTCAGGTGCTGTATATTCCTGAATCGCTTCTTTCATATCCATATAATCTTTATAAAACTCAAACCCACCCCACAGACCACCACCAAGCGTACCGAGTAAAGGTATTAGTAGCAATAGTTTGCCACCACGAATAGTAGCACCACCAATTTCTATTTCCGACATTTCTATCTCCCGTATTGTGAACTGATTAAGTCATTCATCATTTCACTTTGGGCACCTTCGAATAATGAAGCAGCGGGATCAATCAACTGTGGTTCGTTGTATATAACGTCTGATTGATACCATGTAGAATTATCTGTTAGACTTACTGTATCTTTATAATTTGCACCAATAGCATTCATTAGCGCAAGTTGTGTTGCCTGAGATGCAGCACTGTTATCCATTTTCTGAATAATTGCTGTAACAATCTTAGTAGCAATCTTTTGTTTTGTCTCTTTTTTATCGTCTTTATCTTTTGATTCGGACTTGTTATCTCCATCATTCTTACTATCGCCATTCCCGTCATTTTCAGTCGTGTTTTCCTGTGTGTTTTCCTGTGTGTTTTCAGATTCGCTTGACGCTTCTGGCTCACTCGTTGTTTCTGGCTCACTTGACGCTTCTGGTTCTGGTGCTGCTTCTGCAACCTCTACCTGCGCTTCGACTTGTGCTTCAATCTGAGCCTCGACTTGCTCTACCTGCGCTTCAACTTGAACTTCCTGTACGCTTGGTGCAGGCATATCCATCTGTGGTGTTTCAATACGAATCTCTGGTATGTCAACCGATGTTGTGACTGATACTTCTGGAGAACCACCGCCTGAATCTGTGTTGACCTCTACGCTAAACGACTCAATCTCTGCTCCCATTGAATCTGTAACATTCACTTCGAATGTATCAGTAGGTGCTGCTGTATCGGCTGCAATATCAACTGCAACATTAACAGCATCCTGTATCGAATCAAGAACAGCCTGTGTTGTATATGTTAGATTTAAAAACGCATTATCCAATGCAGGACCATAAGTTCCTGATGTATATCCGCTATCGATTCCAAAAAACTCTAGTGTTGCAAGGGCAGATGTGTAATTGTTTTCAGGTATCGTTTGAGAGAAGTCATATGTTGACGTGTCCCATCCCGTCCATGTAATCTCTCGATATTCATGTTCAAATTTATGAAGTTGATTACCAGAAGCATCATTAATTGTTAACGTAATACTAAACGTGTCTCGACAATCGCCGTTTGTAGCAGAACACGAAGGAACATATGCGTTTGATGAATTGCTGAAAATGTCACCACCATATTCGATATCAAATCCAGCGTTAACTTGATCTTGTGACATTTCATCGAATAGGTCAATCGTTTGTGATACAGTGCCACCACCTGTAGACTCATTGCCTGATTGAATTGCATTACCACCATATGGTCCACATGTATCGCATACAAATCCCTTACCTGACGTATCCCAACCAGGAACATTTTCAGTGTTTGTAGATGCTTCGAAACCAGGATTGGTCAAAAGATTCTTAGTTGTTTCTGTTTCTTGTGCATCAGAGTATGATGGGTATACCAAAGAACAGACCACCAATGAATAGAGCAACACCAACAACATGCATTGTTGTAATTCCATCACCTTGTGTTTCATGCGAATCATCATCGACATAATCGTCTACCGGTCGGTCTGATAATCGTTGTTCTGTTTCGGCTCTGTCAACTTTTTTTTTGATTCTATCAATTGAGAACCAGAAGGAACATCATTTGGATTTTCATTCCATGCAGCAAGAGCATCGGTACCAATCTTACCCTTGTAAGGACAAGGAGTACCAGCCATTAGCATTGCATCGAATACACGAGCATCTTGACAGAGAGTAGAGACGGCAGCGACCTTCATTCCCATTGCATAAAGAGAACGAGAGAGTTTGAGTCGTTCACAGTTTTCATCTGTAACTGTTACACCACTCGCAATACCAAGGATTTGTGTTTGTACACCAGCACTATATGCGCTCTTACAAACATCGTTATTGTTAACGACGATGCTTGGAGCACTTGCTGTAGGTGGTGCTTTATCAATGACTGTTGTTCCAGTCGTTGAGGTAATTGTATCTGCTGCATTGGCTGCGGTCGCCACGAGAGTCATAATCAATGCCACAGCCACAATTGTTCTGTTGAACATAATGCGACTCCCGTATAAAATAATATTCGTACTATTTATATTATTTGCTAGTTTTTGTGCGCCGTTTTCGAGTAGGTTTTGGTTTTTCTTCTACACCGTCTTTTTCAGTGTAGTGTGCTTCAACCTGCATGTAGTAGTTAATATTACGATAGATTGATTCTTTAATAAATTCATCTTTTGTGCATTTCTTCTTGTCCATAATAAATTCAATAGCCTGATTGATTTCTGGATCAAGAGTAACGAGATGCCCCATATTTTTAGGAGAACTCTTAGTTGTAATCGTAATTGCCATATTATATCTCACTCTTTAATATATTAAAAAGAGGGACTAACCGTGGTCCCTCACGCACTTATTAGGTAGTGACCCCTCACTTATTTATTACATGCACAAGTCTTCATATTTAATCTGTGCAGACCTGCGAAAGTTGTTGATATCGCAATAATTGGTCGACCTTGTAAACATTCTTTTTAAAAAAGAAAACATGATTTAATCTTTCTTGTTAACAAATTCTTGAAGGCGTTCAGCCTGTTCAACAATTTCTTCAGGTGTGAACATCTTTGGAACGTATTTCTCTAAGTCTTTGTAGAGAGTTTTGTTTGTTTCCATGCCCTTTTCAAGTGCTTGCCAAGCAATCGCCACCGACTGTTCGTATTGACGATCAAGCATGTCTTTAGCCATTAGAAGTAGGTCGAAACGGATTTCGTAAGGTGTCTTTGCCATTTTATTTCTCCTGTGTGTGTTGTGTAAGCCAATCGGCTTCTTCATTTGAATAGGGAAACATTATTATCTCCCCATGATCCAATCGTTATAAAGGCGGTTGCCTTCTTTGATGCCAAATTCAGTAACATAATACCGATGCATATTTTGATTGGATTTTCTGCTACCGCTATTTAAAGCGACAACAAAACCTTTGAAAAAATTCAACATATTGTTATTCCTTGTGTGTGTGTCGAGTAATATCACTCGTGAATATTTATTGTGTGTGTCTTCAATTTAGTCACGCTATTATTATATAGCAGGTATTCGTTTGCCAAATAAGTGGTAGCTGATTCTGTTGCCAAGTTCAGCTACCGAAACTCCTGAATCAATCACTGCTTACGCAGCAAGAGCCAATGGTGCAAAGTTATCGTTTGCATTTGTAGTGTTTGGCGAATAACGCTGCCAGCCGGTAGTTCTCCACTCATCTATCCCTGTCTGTCGATCCTAGCACACCCCCCAAAAACACACGGTGTAGTTGTTCACTACTTAGGAATTCCAGCCCTCTGTCAGTTGCAGACCAACATACATGCCACCTACTGCAACCGTGTGTTTATGGTGGAGGTGCGGGGATTTGCACCCCGGTCCAGTCCAGTCTTTAATTCGTATCAACGAACTACAATTATATTTATAGTCTATTTTAAACTAAATGTCAACCCTTTTTTTGAAATAATTTTAGATCATCTTTTTTCATAAGAGAACAATCCCAGCGACCATTTACCACACTTTTATTTAACTCTTTAGCATTTTCTTTACAGGTTTTATATGCGCCTGGTTGAAGTTGATAAACATCAATAACTTTTGGTGGTTCACCAAAAGCAATAAACACGAGAACGATTAATGATTTCATTTTAAAATATCCTTCCTCTGATCCCCGACTTGATTCAAGACTTGATCCCAAAC